ACTGGCAGCGCCCGGAAAGGGAAACGCTGCCAGTTCTCGACATGCCCGCGAAAGGGAAAACGATCTAAGGGCGTAGCATCTATGCCATGGTATTGCCGGAACAGTCAAGGGGTGCTATGAGTTCCGTTCTCGGCAATACCGCCAACCGATAGGAGACGAACATGGCGACGAAGAAAGACACGAAGACTGAACCGACGAAGGCGGACGAAGAACCGTCAGGCGTCAGCAAAGCCGAACGTGAGGCGGCGCAGAAGGCCACGCGCGATTTCAACAAAGCGCAGGCCGAAGCGAGAGGGGAGAAGTATGGCGACGAATGAGGAACTGCTTGCGCGTATCGACGCGCTGGAGAAGCAGAACGAACAGCTTGTCGTCAGCATCAGCGCCGTTGACGAAGCGCGCGTTGCCGTTGAAGAACGCGTCGAAAAGCTGGAAGCTACCAACGCGGCGAAGCTGAAAATGCTCGCGGGCCTCATGGGCGCAGGTGGCGTATCGCCTGACGGTTTGGATAGCATGGGCTTGCCGAAGGTCGCAGGGCCGTAGGGCAAGCAAAGCTTTCCGATGTAGACAGCCACGTAGCAATGCGTGGCTGTTTGCATTTAGTAGGGGTTACACCGCGCCCCTACATAGCGAGACACCAAGATGCAAAGCACCGAACGGTACGGACACACCGGGTTTAAGTAGGTACGCAACACGGGCGGTTTCCTTCTCATCATCAGGACTAGCAGCAGGCACGCAGCAATGCGTGTCTGTCTGCATTTAGTAGGGGGCCTAACCATAAGGGAAGACGACATGTCGTACTCGTATAGCAAGAGCGGAACGATCAAAGAGTGTCGCGAAGGGTTCGCGCACTACAAGGAAGGTCTTAACCTTCCTGCGCAGGAGAAAAGCATTTACGACGGCGTGCGTGGCGTGCTCGACAAGATGGATGGCATGTTTGCGCCGGAATACAACAACGTCACGCTGAACGTCAGCGGTTCGCAAGTCAGCGGAAGCGACGGCAAGAGCTTGGGGCAGACGCTCAATGTGAGCGTTACGCACATGTACGTGCCGCCGCCGAACCCGCCGACTGAGTAAAGGCTGAGGCCGGGGAACAGCAGCCGCGCAGCAATGCGCGGCTGTTTGCATTTTAGTAGGTAGGCTTCTAAGAAAGGCAGGCTGACATGGGTAGCATAGCTGACATTGCAAAGTACACAGAACCGACGTCCATGGGTTCGTCGCCGTTTGTGCAGGTGTGGACGACAGGTGACGTGACGTTTACGCGCCCATCGCGTGCGATCCGCGCAACTGACGCCGGGAACATCAAGCTTACGTTCCTCGATCTTAACGGCGCAGAAGTGGACGTTGTGTGCGAGTTCGCCGCTGGCGAAACGCGCTACCTCATAGCCAAGGGCGTCAAAGCGTCCGGCACGACGTGTACGCGCTTTGAAGTAATGGTGTAAGCTGTGTCCGCCCCGCTGTTAGGACGGCGCGAAACAGCCGTACAGTTCCACAATCAATGGGGCGGGCAATCGTGGATGCTGACAAGCCAGTCAGCGCGGTTGCCTGTCTTATCGCGCAACGGCGGCACGAACATACGCGCCGTATCGCGTATGCGTGTGCAATTCAACGTGGACGTTTCCGAATTGCGCGCATGCATACCGCTGTTTGAAATGATAACAGCGGGCGGCAGCAACCCCATAATCGACACGAAGTTCAACAGCGTGATGTACTTCCAGTTCGGTCTATTGTACCCGGCTGTGAATGCAGCGACGGGATTGCCGGAACGCATACCGTTTAAGTTTGGTGGCGCGAACTACTGGAAATTTGATCCAGCCGTGCACGACGTGAATGACGGGCGCAAGTATAGCGACACGCTGCGCCTAGGCTTTACGATACCAAAAAATACGCCTGTGGAGATATGGACGGCGGTAGAGCTACCGGCAGGCAGCTACAACAACGCGCTGCCGTGCAGCGTCATGGCGACGAACTATCTTGACCGTTGGGTGTGTCAAAGCTTCGCTTCGACGTCCGGTATCATCGGCGCTGGCAACGGCGCAGCGTCAGACGTTGCATTGACTGCAACGTCACTGACAAAGCTCGGAACGACGCAGACAGGCGTAACTGGCATATTCACGCCTCTTGTGCAGGTGCGCGTTCCGAACCGCCACAGGCGCTTTGTCATCATGGGCGATAGCATAGGCCAGTCAGTCAACGAAGGCGGCAGTGGATCAAGCACGCTTGGCGACACAATGGGCGACGCGTTAGGTAACTGCACGCTGCATGATCGCGGGCTGTTCAACGTGCTGCATCAAGACTTCGTGAATTTGTCGAAGGGCTCGGACGGCAGCAAGTTTCTGAACACGCTTGAGAACTGGAAGTTACGCGCGCAGTTGTTGGCAGATGCGAACCCGCATTACATCATTGACGGTTGCATACATAACGACATATCGGCGTCGATCACCATAAGCGGATACGCGACCGGCGCTGTAACCAAGTATCTTGTACGATCTGCCAACAGCGCAATGTGGATGGCAGAGAACGCCGGGACAGGAACGACGACGCCGACAGGCGGCGCGGACGGCAGCACGTTCGTTGACAATGACGTCACTTGGTACAAGATACCGGGCGGATTTCCGGCGACGGCAAGTCAACGCGGCTTCGGGCAAATATTTGCGTGGAAGGCCGCGCAGTACGACTTGTATCGCAGCATATGCCCCAACGCGCGTATCATATCCATGCTCGGCACGCCGGACGCGAATGGCGCGACGCCGAGCACGAACTTTGAGGCGACGTCTGCAAGCAGGCGTGGTCGCATCAATGCGTTGCTCGCCTCGAAGCCCGCCCGGCTCGGCATATACGCGACGTTGAACCCAAGCACGTATCTTGAGAACGGGCAGGACAACGGCACGTGGGTTACTGGAATGAACGCCGATACGACGCACCCGAACTCGGTAGGCCACGACGCGGGCAGCGCGGCCTACGGTGACGTGTCGCCAGCAATGACGTAGGAGTGTGCTATGTGGAAGTGGGACGACGTGCGAGCACTGTTTATATACGCGATGGCTTTTTACGCAATGGCGGCGGTGCTGTCAGGCCGATGGATTTAGGCGAACTGTTGCAAGCCGGGCGGCAGTTGCACTGGTACAACGTCTTCAACGACACGGTACGTTACGTCTTCAAGCACGGCTTTCGACACAGTGTCCTTGCCGCGCGACAGCGCCTCGACAATCGTTTTGTCGGCAGTGATTTGATGCTCGACAATGGACTTGTCGCCATAGAGCGCAGGACGCTTGCGCGCAAGATACCACTTGATGTTGTCGGATATTATCTTGGCGCGCTTCGGCTCCGTCTCGCCGTATTTGTTTCCGGGGTCGAAGATGTTCAACAACGCGTCAGCCATGACGTCGTAGCCGCGTTGCTCGGCATCAGTGAACAACGCAGTAAGTTCAGGCACGGCGTTTACATATGCGCGGAACGAACTGAACGTAATGCGGCACTCGTCGCACGCTTCGGTGAGCGTGCGGCCTTGACTTAGCAGCGTTATGACGCCTAAGACTTGCGGATACGCGTTTGTTGCTAATACGCTCATGCAGCTAATATACGGACCATGCCGGTAGAAGTCAAACTATCACCCGAAGTAGAGCGCGAACTAGCGGAAAACATTGCGCGCTTTTATGCCGATCCGTACGGATGGGTGATGTTTTCGTACCCGTGGGGGCAGCCGCTTCTGCCCGATGGCTCGCCTAACCCGCTGGCGAAAAAGAAAGGGCCGGAAGCGTGGCAGAAGAAAGCGTTGCTTGCGATAGGCAAGCATATACGCGGCAACATTCAAATGAAAGCGTGGGAACTCGACTATTTGGTGTGGCGCAGCGCCATAGCGAGCGGCCACGGCGTAGGCAAGTCCGCGTTCGTTGCGTGGATGATACAGTTTCTTATGAGCACGCGGCGCGACACGCGCCTAGCCGTAACGGCCAACACGGCAAATCAGCTTGAGACTAAGACGTGGCCGGAGTTGGCGAAGTGGCATAAGCTGCTAATCAATCGCCACTGGTTCGAGTGGACGAGTACAACGTATTACTTTAAGCAGTACCCGGAAGATCAACGCAAGAACTACATGGCAAACGCGTTGACTGTGAGTGAAGACAACACGGAAGCTTTCGCCGGGTTGCACAACGAAACCGGCACGGTCGGTGTGATCTTTGACGAAGCAAGCGGCATATTCGCAAAGCTGTGGGAGGTCGCCATGGGCGCGCTCACAGACGGCGAAGGTTTCTTTTTCGCGTTCGGAAACCCGACAAACCCCGAAGGCGAGTTCGCAGACTGCTTCGACAAGCACAGGGAAATGTATTACACGGCGCACGTGGATAGCCGCGACGTGTCGCACACGAACAAAGCCGCGCTTGCAGATATCATTCGGCGCTACGGTGAAGACAGCGACGAAGTTAAAGTACGTATCAAAGGCATATTCCCGGCGCAGGCGTACAACGGTTTCATAGGCCGTGAGACGCTGCAAGTAGCGTTGGAGCGGGAAGTAATATATGATCCCGGCGCGCCTATCATCATGGCGATAGACGGCGCTAGGTACGGGCCGGACAAGAACGTCATACGCGTGCGGCAGGGCCGCGACGCACGATCCAGGCCGCCTATTGTCATACCGGGGCGCTTGAGCAACACGCGACTTGCGCAAATCATCGCGATAGAAGCCGACAAGATAAAGCCCGACGCTATTGTTATGGAAAGCGTAGGACCAACTGTCGGCGTTATCGACATATTGCGCGACCGTGGATACAAGGTTGTAGAAGTGCACCCCGGCGCGCCATCAAGCGAGCCTATGATATATGATCGTGTACGCGACGAGATTTGGCACTTAATGCGCGACTGGATTGTTGACGAAGGGTGTTTGCCCGACGAACCGTTGCTTGTCGAACAGCTTAGCAAGATACAATACTTCGTTGACACGAAGACACAGAAAACGAAGATTGAACGCAAGGAAGATTACTGCGAACGCACCCGCTTGCCATCGCCGGACGAAGCTGATAGTTTGGCGCTAACTTTTGCAGTTCGCATAGCCCGTCGTGACCGCAATTTGGACGCACACAGAAGGGGCCAAAACGGCGGTGATATAGCGGTACATGAGTACGACTTGTTCAATCATTAGGAGGCTCTAGCTATGTCAGGTATCTTCAAAACGCCGAAGGTCAAAAAGCCCACAATGCCCGCCGTGCCGGATCGTACCGACGCCGAAGTAGCGGCGGCAGCGGAGGAAGAACGCAAGCGTTCGATTGGCGCGCGTGCGTCGTCGTGGCTGACGGGCGGGCTCGGCGTGTCGCGCGGCAGCTTCTCGTCCGCTGGCGCAGCGCTGCTTAGCGGGCAGCGTGCGTGACATGGCTTTCCCCGACATTGAAGACGTACTAGCGCAGTACGCCGAAGCGAAGAACAAGCGCAGCGGCGTCGAACAGCAATGGCGCATGAACGCGGCATATTGCTTGCCGCGTGAGTACTCGGAGTGGAGCACTGACGGCGCTCCGATCACGTATCAGCGTTTGATGCAGACAACGCGCTTCGCTTATGACGGGACCGGCGCAAAGAGTGTGCCGCGATATGGTTCCGTCATCAATCGTCTGCTTACGCCGGAAGGCCAGCGCTACCATATACTGGAAGCGGAAGACGACGAGTTGCAGAAGATACGCGCCGTGCGCATATACTTTTACGACTTGAATAGTCTGCTGTTCAAACGGCGGCACGCATCGCGCGCCATGTTCAAGCAGGCGCAGGGCGAAATGTATACGCACCTTGGCGTGTACGGAAACGGCGCAAAGTCTATCACGTGGTCCGACGCGTCGCCAACCGATCCCGTTGGCGGGCTCGTCTACAAAGAATGGCCGGTGCGCGATATATTCATTCTGGTGGACGACGAAGGCCGCATGTGCGGAACTATACGTCGTATGTTCCTGACAGCGCGTCACTTCTCCAAAAAGTTTCCCGGCGTTGCTGCGCCGAAGTCGATTGCTGACGCCGATCAACCGGGCTCGAAAGACAGCAAGTACGTAGAGTTCATCCACTTCGTTGCGTACAGGTCCGACTACGTGAAGGGTGCGCTTGACGTGCGCAGGCACCCGTGGATTGGCTGCTACGTGTGCGTGCCCGATAAAGTGTATGTTGGCGGCGAACAGGGCTTCCTTATCAATCCGTACAGGACGCCACGTACTGCAACGTCGTCCGGTAGCCCTTATGGATATTCGCCAGCAGAGTATGCGTTTCCGGCGCTCGGCAGTGCGAATGCTATGAAGAAAACGCTTATCAAGCAAGGCCACAAGGCCGTTGATCCAACGTTGCTTGTCAACGACGACGGCGTGTTGTCGGGGCGTATCGACACGCGACCGAACGCGCTTGTGTACGGCGGCCTCAACAGCCAAGGGCAGAAGATGGTGCAGGCGCTCGACACGGGCGGCAACTTCCAAGTTGGGCAGGACTTGCTTGAGGACGAACGCAACGACATTGCCGATAACTTCCTGTCAACCGTGTTCAGGATGCTGGAAGAAAACAAAGATATGACAGCGGCGGCTGTGTACGAAGCCGTTGCCAAGGAAGCCGCATTAGTCGCGCCTATCATGGGGCGCTTGCAGGCCGAAGACATTGACCCGATGGTGGAACGCGAAATTGCGTTGCTGGCAGAACACGGACAGTTGCCAGAGCCGCCGCCTGAACTTATTGAAGCGGGTAGCAAGTACAAAGTGACAAACACGTCACCGATGGCGAAAGCAATGTTCGCAGAGGAAGTCAGCGGCTTCTTCCGCTTAGGCGAGCAAGCTATTGCAGCAGCGGGCGCTACAGGCGACGCAGGGCCGTTGGATCACTTTGATTACGATACTGCGTACCCGGAGATTGCAGACCGAATGTCGATCCCGGCGCGATGGATGGCGAGCGCCGAAGTGATAGCGCAGAAGCGTCAAGCGCGTCAGCAGCGCTTTGAAATGGAACAGATGGTAAAGGCAGCGCCCGCCGCCGCATCTGTTGTAGCGTCTGAAACGAAGACGCAGCAAGGAAAGAACGCAGGTTAGTAATGGTAGACGAGGTTGATCCGTTTCTGCCGGAAGCAGACGATTTAGCCGACAAGCAAGTAGCGGCGGCTAAGGACAAAGACAGCGACGAATTTCGCAACTACGTAGAGCGGCTTAGAGCTTCGTACGTTCGCGTATTCGTCGCCGGAACGCCGTCGAAGGAAGACCGCGAAGCCGTGTTGAACGATCTAGAGATTTTCACGCGCGGCGAACGAACCCCGTGGCACGAAAACGAGCGCGTACACTGCGTGCTTGTCGGGCGGCACGAAGTGTTCACGCGTATCAAACACCACACGGGCTTGTCGCTTGACGGGCTTGTTGTGGAGAAGCTAGCGCCAAAGTCTTAGAAAGGGACATACGATGCTGTTGCGTACATTGCTGCTGAATGGCAGCGCACTTTCGTTGCCACTCTTTGAAGGGGAAGGGCTGGGAACGCCGCCTGCTACCCCGCCTGCTACCCCGCCTGCTACTCCGCCTGTCACTGTC